GGAGATGATATAGGCAGTGATGGTATGGGCGGTTGCCTTTGTGTGCGCGATGTGCAATAATTTAGCATATGAGCTACTGCTGAACGTTTGGTTTGGCAGTAGCTCACTGTGTTCATTATGCTTAAAAGCAGAAAACAGTTTTAAGTTTGTTTCTTGATCTGCCCTTTCTCAAGCAGTATCGCACTGCAAACTATAAAAGATTGCGAAAAATTTCTTCTTCATTTAATGTTGCATAATAATTGCAATAGAATGTATTGGCGAGCGAGTCGAACCAGTCGGGAGAACGTTTGATACGTTTTTTAATCTCCTCTTTCTTTTCTATATAAATATTTCCATTACTCATAAATCCCCAATGTGTTTCCGTTGCTTCTTCCATAAGTTTATCACAGGGTGGGAGAGCGGCACCAAACCCATTTTTGGGATTAAGCCAGTCACGTACCGCCCAAAACAGATAAGCCCTCATGTTGGCGAAGGTGTATTCGCCTGTTATATCATGCAGCCCACGTGCGCTCTCGGAGAACTTACAAGAATACACATTTTGGTACCCAAGTTCCTGCAACCGAGATAACACTCCTGCTCCTTCGCCGATAGTATCAATAAATGCTTTCGCACCCTTCTTGTCAAGATATCTGGTTATCATTCCGGCTACGTGCATATGGTCTGCCGTTCCAGCAGACTGGTGCGCTTCAAACTCACTGACATAGTTGCCATATCTTAGACACAGCACACTGTCGTCACGTCCCATGCCGGCAACATCGACACCAAGCTTGCAGCTTTTCTTTGGAACAAAATCATTTTCTTGCAGTTTCCTCCAATTCTCGTTGGCGATTTCAATCCATTCGTAGGGGATAAGCACATCTTCCGCCACTTTAGGGAACATACCGAGCACTTTCACACGGAACAAGTCATTCGGCCGATATAGACCGTCTTCCCATTTGAAGTCCCCTTCACCTTCGTTGAAGTCAGCTTGCTGGATAGGTGAGCACCAGTTTTCCACTTTGTCTTTCACCCATTCATAATCAACTTGACCAGGAATAACTATTTTCTTGCTTACAACATTCTCAGCATTAAGGGAACTTAACCTGAATTTGGCAAAACGGTCAGACTTCATGGCACGTGCAGCATATCCTGTGGTCACGTTAGGGTTGAACACTATTAGCAAACGGGAATTTCCCTGCAAATTACCTTCGATGGCATTGTAGATAACTTCTGATATACCGGAGGCTTCCGTAACAACAAACAATGTGTTTACGGCATGGAATCCAGACCATGCTTCCATATTGTCGTCAGAACTCTTGAACCCCGTTAGAAACCATTCTTCGTAGTTGGTTCTGATTCCTGAAGACAATAAACGTCCAGGCAGGAAACCAGCATTCCGGAATAGCCTGGAAACTTCCGGTATCATAATATCTTTTACTTGGCGACCGGACGGAGCTGTCATTGCAATTTTGGTATTCTTTACCAATCTTCCGTTAACCCAGCGTGGAGTAAGATACATAAAGCACATAGCGGCACAAGCGGCACAGAAATCCTTGCCACGGGCAGTTCCGGAGGCTACAGCGGTCATTCGGTTGTATTGAACCGAGTGAATAATATCCTGCTGTTCTTTATCCAAACGCGCTTTCAGCACATCGGAACAGAACTTGCACCAATCGTCTCTCCACGCCTGCATATACAAGGCTGCCTTATCGCTCAGATCCATTATTCTTCTATTTTGTCCGGCAATTCTTTTATCAAACTTTCGAATGGATTGACATTGACATCCTGCTCGACACGCTCAACATAACCACGTTTCTTACCCTTTGTTTTCAGATAAAAGATTATCGCAGTTAAATCATCATTATTGATTGCGGAAAGCAATTTAGATTCGACTACATCAATGGTTTCCTCTTCTACTTCCTCAGCACGTTCCTTGAACTTAAGGTCACTGTCCCGCCATTTGTAATAACAGGCTCTCGTTATACCTACTTTCTGGCAGGCATACGAAACAATTCCATGACTTTCACGGAAATGTTTCAAAAACAATTCTTGTCTTTCCTTCTTTCCCATAATTTTATAACTTTACATGCCGATACGTCTTCGGTTTTTCACCAAAGACGCATCGGATATACACTAGTTATCAATTAAAACATTCAATCAAACAAGGACTGCTGTACGCATCCGTCCTCAATCTCTTTCATTTTTTTCTCATCCGGCCTCGGAGTTATATGATCCTTGTCATAGAATCCGTTCTTCTCCAGATAGAAAAATCTGTCCCAACCACATTGGTCGTATTCACCTTCTTTGTAAGGGGTTAATGCGGATTGTTCGGCAATGATAAATTCTTTTTTGGTCTTTCCTCTTTGCTTCCCTTTATGGGTATGGCAGTCAAATACATAATCAGGTATTGACATGTATCTGTTGTCATAGTCTTTCAAACATGTGGCAGGATAAGGGAAATCATTTGCATAGAAACCGCAATATCCGTATTTTACAACTTTCAGAAGTACGGTAACAGCCTTTGCTACGAAAATGGATGATTTGGGTGAACTACCGGGTTGCATATCGTCTGCTTTCTTCAATGCGACAATTTCAGTGGTAACAGCCTGATAGTTGAGATTACCTGCTATCATAATAAGCCGTTTCCAAAGGAACTCCCGATACCTTACCATTAACTCATTGGCCAGATAACCGGCTCTGATATCGTCTTTGCCGATTATAGCACGTTCCAATAATCCGGCAACTAAAAACATGTCATGCCCATTTTTGGTGTAACATCCGGCATTACTTCCGACATATTCATCCTTTGGCAATTCTATCCTGTCTCTTGAATTAAGCAGGTTACAGGCGAAATAATCAGCATCACGATTCTTTCTTGTGGCAAGAAGAATGCCGAGAGCCTTTTCAATGAATAGAGGTGATTTGTCCTGCCAGCTTTGTGCGTCATCAGCCTGTTTGAGTGCTACAATCTTATTCGTAACAAGGTCATAACAATCCTCTGCTGAAACACAGAGTAATCGCTTCCACAGATATTTTCTAAATCGTGGTGCCAACTCGTTAGCAGCATAGCAGGCATAGTCTTTGTTGCTCCTGCGTATTGCCTTCTGAATAAGGGATGAAACCTCAAACATATTGTGACCGTTTTTTGTGTATAGTGCATTTGCCATATCTCAATCTATTATGCGATTTCAAATTTTGAATTTGGATTCAATTTAATCAATCTTGCTATCATTTCCTCTGCCGTTTTTTCAGTTCCACAAAACTGATGAAATGTAGGGCGAGCAGATTTCGTTCCATCTTTCTTTATTCTGTAAATAAATGCACCTTTTGGCAAACCTTTTGAATTAATGTACTTTGTTGCTTTCATTGTCTATCTCTTATTTTAAATTATTACTTTGCTTTTCTTTTATAATGCTAAGATACTGATTTATAATGAGATATTAAAATTTAAATATCTGATTAACAATGAGTTAAACAATGATTAACGGCTTATATATCATCAATGCAAATACATTTTGGTTTATGTGTTATAAAGTCATTGGCAACATTACAACCATAAGCTCCAACATTAGAAATAAGAATCTTATCACCAATATTAGTTGGACCGGAATAATCACGATGGATAATATCATTCTCAATACAGGTACATCCGTAAATGGTAACGTGTTCGACGTAATCACTATCGTTTGAAAGCACATTGCAAGGTGGATTTTTCGTATGGCAGACAAAACCGACATCATCACGCTTGCAATCCACAACGAGCATTGTTTTTCCTCTGATAACTTTCTTGCCAATAATGGTTGCAAGTAGAGACATGGAAGTGGAAACTATCGGTGTGCCATTCTCGGTGATAAGCTGCACTTCTCCATCAGGGAACTCTCTTGCAAAGACCTCACCAATAGTTTTGGCATACTCCTCATACAATGGTATATATTCTCCATATTGAGCTTTTAAACTGTCATCCATGCGACCGAACATGTTGCCGCCAATATCAACTATATTGGCTCTAAGTTCTTTTGCATATCGAGCCATCATTTCGGCACGCTTCTTGAAATACGACAGTCCACGAGCATAAGAAATATGACAATGAACACATTTGACTTTTATCAATCCTCTTCGTTGTAGTTCTATGATTTCTTGATAACTTTTGCTATCAACATCAATTCCAAATCTTGAAACTATGCCATTCCCAATATCAAAATTTAGACGCACTCCAATTGCAAGCGGTGAGGTGTATATTCCGATAAGTGAACCAAGCTCACCTACATTATCAACGTTCACTATTCCACCATGATTAGCACATCGTATCTTATTGCCCAAATCAGGGATAACTCCATTGTATATAATCCGGCTGTCATCAAATCCATAGTTCCGTGCAAGCTGATACTCTTTGGGAGAAACAACTTCTGCATATCCACCGATTTCTTTTACCACATTGATGAATTCTTTGCAGTAATTCGTCTTGAAACTGTACCCGATATTATAGTTTGGGTAGTATTTTCTGAAAGCGGCTACAAAATCGGTGATATTCCGTTTGAAGTCATTTTTGTCTGCAATGTATAGAGGTGTTTTCAAATCATCGCTTGACATTAATCTTTGCTGTATTTTTTCTAAAGTCAAATTCATAATACTTTCCCCATTTATTTTTCATTGCACATCTATATTCGTAGTTCTTTCTGGAATCAATGGTGGTTCCTCCTTCATTGGAAGCTTGGATACCGTAGCTGTGAAAATATTTAGGCAGGAGTACAACTCTGTTCATAAGCAGTTCCTGTAACATCATATCAACATCGGATATCGCCGGGTCTTTCAGATCATATCTGGCCTTGAGTGCTTTCTTGTTTATCCATCTTACATGACCGGGCATTCCCTTAAAACAAAATTCCTTGTCATACACATACAAAGCCATTTGTGGATTATCAAAAGCAAGCCCAAGATTTAAATCGTAAAGTAGCTGGCCGATACGGAGTATTTCATCACATGTGCGTTCTTTCCAGTCAGGGTAGTTTTCTGCTGTGATGGCAGTATAATTGTCAAGTCGATAACAGAAACGCTTTATATCATCATCGGCAACAAATATCACATCCTCCGGTGTGTTTTCAATTATCCAATATAGCGTTGACATGAAACTATGTACCTTGCCGCCACATTCAAGCGTGACATCCTTAGGAATGACAAGCATATCATCTATGCCGGCATTTCTATAAGCATCAGCTTCTTCTTCCCTAACGACATAAGTACAGTATTCAAGGCAATTCTTAGTCATTATTTTATGAGGTCGCTGATATGACATGACGTATATGTTAAACGTAATACCGGGTGTCATAGAACTTTTTCATCTTTAATCCATAATTTAGTTCATATGTGGATGGAATTTCATAACCAAGTAATTGTTTGCATCGCAAATAAACCATATTGCAACCTGCATGACGTACAAACGGGAGAGAGGCATTGATGCGCGGGTTTATTTCAAGCAGCACCACCTTGCCGTCCTTCTTCAGAATGAAGTCAAAAGCCACATTACCATCAAGTTCAAGTTCTCTCACAATCTTGCTGACAATATCATACGCCATGTCGTTGGACTGGATTTCTCCATACATAATGGAGCCGAAAGCCATCATGTAGCCAACATAACCGCAGATATGAGTAACTATTCCTTTGTCTGCAAGCGCACTAACGGTGTAATCCAGTCCTTCGATTCTCTGCTGAAGGATAACCTTATTTTTACCATTGTCAACGATGGATTTCAAATCAAGCAAGGATATGTATCTGTTTTCTCCGAACTTGTTGAATAGAGAGGTGTCATTGCACTTCTTGTCATCCACAACGGCGAAGCCTTTACCGCCGCACAGACTATCCACTTTACAACAGATAGAGCTGTTTTTGTACTTGAACATAGAGGCGAAAGCATCCACATCGGAAACACTCTCAGGAATGATCTGTTTGGGCATTAAGCCGGCATAACAACTATAAAGAGCAATCTTATTGTTGGCAACCAGAAGACTGTCAATAGAAGAAACAGATACAAGAATACCGTTTTGCTCAAACTTATCTTTAGCGCGAGCCATTATTTCCAACTCCAATGTCGCTGTAGGCATGATGATTGAAACATTATATTCCTTGCATAAGGATATGAGTGTTTCAACATAATTTGGAGCGGAAACGGGCGGAACCACAAAATTACCGTCTGACAGTTCAGCAGGCGGGAGGTTGGCCGCAACAGAATTTGCGACATACACTTTTATATCAACTCCGTCTTCATTGTTTTTCAAACAATCTATCACTTCCTTTACGTGGATGGAGCAGCACGTAAGCAGTACATTGAAATTTTTCATTGTTCTTTTTCTTTTTTAGGCATAATCTGGGCTTTTATATCATCGTACCATACGGCACGTGCTTTAATCTTACGCTCCCTGGTGGCGTTTCTGGATACAAGAACTTTCTTGTCGTCAATTCCAAGAGCACGGGTCAGATTCAGATGGTCTATCTCGTTACGACATACAATCATCACATAATCGTATTTTTCATAGCGTATCAGTTCCATATCCTTGATCTTTGTTTCTTTGACATTCAGATTTTCAAGGTCAAGGCTCAAATCGATTTTCAAGTCTGCGGTCCATTCAGCCAGCTTGTCCATATCCCATTCGCCGGCATGTGTGTTCGCTTTGATATTAATAGCCTTTAATTCTGATTCACTGTAACCAATAAGGCGTTTGCACAAAACTTGAGTGTCAGGATTCTCCATAAGAATGGAAACACGTTGGTGTCCGGATATGATATTGTTGTGTTCGTCAATGACGATAACGCCGAAATCGCCAAGGTTGTCAAGTGACTCCTTCAGCTTCTCCTTGGCCTTCTTCTTTAATGGTTTACGGGGATTCCCAAACTCTGTCTTAAGTTCGGACACAGGCAGTTCTATAATTTCTATTCTTTTATCCATTGCTCTTTTTTTATAGTGAATATATGTACGTTAGGCCTGACAGAGGAAGTACCGATATCATTAAATCCGAGTTTCAAGGCATTCTTCCATGCAGCGGTATTACAGGGATTGATATATTGGTAAACCCCATTCATTTTAGCGATGCGGAAAGCATATTCAAGGATAAGCCGGTTACATTCATAGCCTATGCCTTTACCCCAAAAGGCTTTGTTAAGGATATGAGTGTGAAGTTCTCCAAATCTGTATGCTGATTCATCTATTCTATCTATGAAAACATTGCCGACATATATGCCGTCTGCCAGAACAGCAAAGCGTATACACTCATCACTTTCTGACTGTTCTCTATAAAAGTTGTTTTCTGATTCAAGGGATAGGGGAGAGTAGGGGCTTTCGCAAATAGCGTACTTCCATATATCCTTATCCTTACGCATCCTCCAGCTATGTTCTGCGTCGGATATTCTTTGAGGCCTTATTGTTACTTCCATATTTTCCAGGTTATGTACAACTTCATACATTTTCTGCGTAAATGCCTGCCGGGCATATTCCCGACAGGCTTAAACACAAACTCAATCATTTTTCAAGCTACTCGCAAGAGCACTCATGCAATTTTTCGGCTTCTTTCAGTCGTGTCAGATGGCAATTTCCATCACCCCGTAAATTACATAAGCCTTTTTGTCCTTGTTTTCGCTTGACTACTACTAAGGGTTGCGGGAACTCAAGGATTCGAACCTTGTTCTTCGGATTTTCAGTCCGACGCATAGACCAACTTTGCTAAATTCCCTTGTTAGCTAATTGAAGGAAGCAAGACTTGAACTTGCAATCGGATGATATTCCACGCTGTCAGACTGTTTACGTCCATCCTTTTTCACCGCTGACAGGCGGCTACTTAACAATCCCATTTCTGTCATTCCTTCAATTTAGCTGTTTTCTCTTATTTCTGCCTCAAAAATACAATATTTTATTTGTCTTTCAAATAAAACTGGACAAAAATACTATTTTTCTACTCTCAAGGTCTCAACCTTCCAACATTTCATCATATGGTCTGTATCTATTCCTATATTGAAGCGTTTACCTATATAGTTTTCGTGCGCTTCTTGTTCCGGGAGGTTAATGGGGGTAACGAACCAGTCTTCATTGCCATGCTCGTCTTTCAGATAGACTTTTACTATCGTTTTCATAATTCCTCAAATTTTCCAAGTTCACATTCTATAATATCAACTTCACTTTCATTGGTATATAAACCATTTTCTTTGGCAGCATCAATAGCAGCATTTTCATAAAGAAATACACCGAAACACACTCTACTTGATTTTGTTTTCCAAATATCAGTTTGAAACAAAACGTATACTTTATTCTTCATCTCCCCACAACTTTAGTGCAAGTTCATAATTCTTCTGTGCCTCATTTACGGCTTTCTTGGCATAAGTAAGAGTGTAGGCGTGTTCTCGTGGGTATTTGCCGGACTTCACACCTTCATGGAATTCTTTAGCTTGTTCCAGCTTATGTTCGTAGAAATCGATACTTTCAGGCATTGAAAGATTGATCGTTTCAGCACGTTTTTCCCAATACTTGGCTACTCTTTCATGTTCGGCAGCCTTGTCGCTGAGCTCAGCACTTTTGCCCATATTGTTCCAGGAATCTTCTATCATCTTCCTGTGCCGCTTTTCACTATGATGTCCGACTTTGATTGGTTCGCCTAAGGAAAGGAAATCTCTATCTTTGTTCGAGCGATTGAAATACTCATTACTCTTTTGTGCAGCCAATGATGCCCAATCATGCCTGCGTTCCGCTCTTTGCTTCGCCCATTCCTGTACATTAAATCCGTCAGCCCGAACGATAGAGTAATAATAGAAACCATCTTTCTCGAAAATTAAATTAAAAACGATGCTTTCATTTTCTTTGCCGTACTTGGTTGTAACCTCAATAACTTCTCCTTTTTCGTGCTTTTCATCGCACTTTGCCAAAAATACATTTGGACAGAATTTGTGATAAGTGTTCATTGCTCTTATTGTTTATAAATTTCTATACTTTGCCATTCTTTTGACATTTAGTTCCCAATCTGTTTTCACGTAATTCTCAACATCTTCTAAACTTCCAATCTTTTCGGGTATTGATGAACCACACATATAATATCCGAAGCAACCATCTTTCTTATAGATGTATCCGTATGTTGTCCCTGATGGAGATTTGCAAATAGCTATTTTTTCTTTCATTGCTCTATGATTTATCCGTTATACATTGCAGATATCTCTTCTGTTTTCAATTCTTTGGCAAGCTCTCCATTCTTGTAGAAGCGTACAGCAACAACTCTCACCGTTTCTGACAAGAACCGACCACAATCATTGGTTAACTTCACTTTTATCTTGCTTGCCTTGGCTAAACTTTTTGTACGCTTCTTTATTGTGTTTTTGAATCCGAAAACATAATCTTCGGTATCAATCTCAAATGAATATGTTGTGGAATACATTACTCTTTGAAGCTCTTTTGTTAGTTCTGTTACTTTGCTCATTTGCTCTCTTCTATTATTAGTCGTTATTATTTCCAAGAAGTTCTTGTAAAGCAGACTTATATCCGTCCAACGCCTGTTGTGTATATCCCAATCTGAATTTTTTATCTGCTGAAAGAGAGTCGTTGTTCAATCCTTTTTCAATAGCTTCAATGTTTGCTTTGTAGTATCTGATAAGTTCTTCTGTTTTCATTGCTCTTGACTTTTACTTGTTATTAATAGGTGTTATTTTGATATTGTAAAGATACAAATAAATAATTGATTTACAATGGTTTATACCTTTTGTTTTCATCGTAAAATACAGAAAAACAAAGATTTAACTTTTACTTACAGATACAAAAAAGGCAGAACAGATTTCTCCATCCTGCCTTAATGCAAACAAATGTTCTATGAATATGAGAACAATAAAATTAACTTCAAACAAATGTAGGCGTAAACTCGATACCTAGCGCACGAGCGATGCGAAAGAAGCTCGATAATTGTATGTCTGCCTCCCCTTTTTCCACACGGGCGATATAGCTCTGTTCCTTACCAACTTTCTGCGCCAACTGCTTCTGGGTCAATTTTAGCTCCTTGCGGCGTTCACGAAGTATATCACCATAATACCATGCCATCGACTTCTCATTGAACTTCTCACGAGTATCTGTACCATGTTCCCCATATTTCTCATTAAGTTGCTGGTTGGTTGCCTTGAGCTTTGCCAATTTCTTTTCATCTAACTTCATAACGATAAACTAAACATTTGAAAGTATTTTATGCGCTTTCTCGTATATTTTTTTTATCTTTATGGTTGAAATAAATCACGCCGACAATGGCTATGACCGATACAAGCCCGAACATAATCAATGCTCCCATTTTATCATCCTTTCTTTTTGTCATTGACAAGCCAAAGACCTGCCAATAGTGTGATTACTATTGCCAACGAACCTCCAAGATATATTATCCATTTTTCCTGCACATCCCCGAAGATGGATGTCAACACAACTGCGGTGGTTATATACTTGGCTATATCCATCAGCCATTTTCCTAATTCTTTTCTCATGATGCAAATATAACTAATTAGTTATAATAAGACAAGCTTTATATCTTATTTCTCATTAAACTTTTTCATTGCTCAAATACTTTTCTGTGATTATCTCAACCGATTTGCTTATCATGTAATCCGTATCGATTCCTAACTGTTGGTAGAAGTTCCCATTTCCGGCAAGACTTTCACTTGCAATTTGCAGTGTTCTGCGTTCTTCTTTGGTGAATCCGATGCGGAAGGTGCGGAAGATGGATAACGCTTCTTTCAAATTTCCAGAGCGGAGTAGGGAAGTGGCTTTACTTGTTTTCGTTTCCATAATCAACAACTGGCAAGGCGACTGAATAAATAATGTTTAATCCGCAGGCTACGATCAGCATATCATTCTTGATGGAGTATGTATATGAATGGCGTAAACTTCCAGTACAATCCCTGTATTTTCTATTACTGTTCATTAATTCGCAGTAGTCTTTAGCTGCTCGTATTGCTGCATTTCTTACATCAACAGGAGATATTTTTACATTTACATTAATTTTCATAATCTACCTCAGGATAAAATTCACGACCTTCAAAATCATCTGCTGTGAGAATGATATCTTCACAGTTTACCATGTCTTCAACTTTCTCGAAAGCGGAGACATAATCTTCAGCTTCCACCTCTACCACTTTGGAGAGGGTTTCTATTACTTTTATTTTGTACTTTTTCATTTCGCGCCTCCTTTCTGTATTCCAGCGTGATAACCGTCAAGCCATATCAAAAGCTCTTTTGGCGTATGATAACCGCTTAAACGGTGACATGGTACTCCGTTTTCACATACCCTGTTGCCAGTTGGAACTGTATCGTGTATCACGATTGCATAAGCGTTTCGGGTGAATGAGGAACTTGTCAAGTGCATATTGTTTGCCTTGCAGTATTCCTCCAACTGCTTAAATGCTTGCTTCTGTGTCATTGTTTACTTCCTTCTTTAATTCTGTAATAAGAGCATCAGCACCGCTAATGCTCCACTGGGCTAACGTTTCGCAACTTGCATCCGCACACTGATCATGCGGATTGGAAGCAAAGCCTTTCATAAGTTCCTTTGCTATCTCATACCTACGTTGCTCCCAATCAATATCTCTATTGTCAGCGCTTGCGCGTTCCCATTCTCCTTTATATTCGTATTGAAGCTCTGTTATTTCAGCAATAGTGCGATACGTCATATTTCCACAATAAGTACTTGGAACAAAAGACATAAAATCGTCAAAAGTCTTAATTCCGGCTTGCGAACAAAAATTGTAAATTCGTCCATTCATGCCGGATATTTTCTTAAAATCAGATAGGGTTGTATTATTTGCTATCATTTTGGTTCCTCCTTATAAATTTTCAAATCCTTGCTTTCATTCTCTAATGCTTTTGATGATTTTACAATTATAGAGTTGTCCGATCTAGGGCAAACCAACACAGTTCCTCTATCTGTTGTTATTCTTACATTATGAGCATCTATCACTTTAATAATAAAATCGCCAACCACGTAGGTTGATATGTTATTCAGTTCTTGTTGTATCATAACTCACACGTTTTAAAATCTTCATCACACTCTAAACACTCCCATTCATATTCAGGGTTTCTACTTGGCACCAGCCTACTGCCGCATTGGGGACAGGCCGGGAGCAGGCCTTTGATGAATCCAACCTCAATGCCAATTCGCTCTCCGTCATGTATAGCATCAGCCATTTGCAGATCCGTTTCTACCATTGTTTCACTGTCATCATTATGCAGTACATACAATGTGGCGAGGTTGGCTTTCCACATCTCCATTGCATAATTGTCTGGTACTACCAACCAAACAAAGCCATCTTTAGTTACTTTCGTTTCCATTGTAATTCATCCTCTAATAATCACATATCTTCCGGCAGCTATTTCACTTCTATACTCGACAGAATAGCCTTTGTCTATAAATGCTCTTATGACATTATCGTGCGCCAACTCCGAAATTTGGTGTCTGTCTTTAGCATCACTTCCAGTATTTTTTGCCCAACAATGAGGCCAGTTATTTCCCCATCCTACGCCATAATGAAAGTAAACACATTCACCTTTCTCTTTGATTTCCGAGAGGATGAAAGATGCAAGTGCGTCTTCCTCGGATTTTCTTCTATTTGATTTTGGTATTTCTATTGTCAACATACTGATTTATTTTTAGCGTCCAACCATTTGTCCCGTCTTTCTCTACACGCCTCTAAGGTAGGCGCACAACAAGCAAAGAATTCACCACTTTCAGTACGGTAGTCGTACTGGTACATTCTCACTCTTTTACCTCTCAACCTGGTGTTGTAGGTGGTGTAATTTTCTTTACCGGGTTGACATACGCTGCAACCGTTTACATTTATTGAGTTCATAATTAAATTTCCATTTTACTAATTATTTTCTGACTGATTTTTTCTGCAACCATAGTTTTCAGCTCTTCAATATCAAGAAGGGACACAATGATATTTGCATCAAATTCTTTGGCTACATTCTTTGCAACTGCTCTAACAAATGTGCCGTCTTGTATTGATTTGCTTACGCTTTTGCCTATTCTTCTTGTTACTTCTGCATTTACTATCTGCTCAATATTGAGGCTTTTTACAGCATCACTGACAGCTTTAGACATTGCATTATTCAATACCACACTGTCTACATCAAGTTCTAACGTACAATTACCTTTCATTTATAATCAATATTTAATGTTTCACATTCAATTTTTCTTCACTCGTATAAGCCACTACAAGCCCAGTTTCATCATGCTGTATGGTGATGTACTTTTCACCCCTCTCTATAGTAGAGAAGTCATAAGGGGTTACCATCTTACCCAATACTTTGCCCAATTGCTTCATCAGTGGAACTTCAGGGCTGATAACTAAAACTAAATCTGCTTTCATAATCGTGTGTATTGTGGTAGCCCGAAGGCTACCGGATTATTATATTTGTTCTTTTAACCACTGACGATAAATTCTGTCACAAATTGCTTCATCGCTTTCAAAAGGACCAGCAAGTGTATATATCACTTGTTCAGGTTCGCCATGAGGTTTAATTGTCACTTCGTATTCGTCTGGCCCGCACGGGTTACGTACTATTCGCTTGCAGTTAATTATTGATTTATCATACTCTTTCATAATCGTATATATTATGGTAGCCCGAAAGCTACCGGATTAGAACTCAACCAATATCAATCTTTCTAAAGAACCTGATGCTTTCACCCACATATGATTATGTCCGAAACCATAATCGAAAAACAGTTTAAAATAAGGGTATCTTACTATTAAAGAGTTCATACAGCCTCTTAACTCGTCTTCTGACATACAAGAAGTTATTTCATTGATTATTTGAACGAAAAGATATAAAACTTCTGGTTCATTATTCAATAACGGTTTTTCTATAACTGCTTTTAAAAATATATTTTCTTTCATATTCTTCTATATTGCGCAGGGCTTTCGCCCTGCCGATTTATGTTAATGCGTTTTATCCTCATGTAATAACTCGCAGTAAACTGGTGTTGTGGCATCTGTGTGCTTATTGGCTATAAGAACCTCATTACTATCCCAGTTAATATATACCTGTGTAGCAAATGCACCGAAAAACTGAATTTCTTTCGTGCCAAACAATACCACCGCGTCATCATTTACATTTGCAAGTGCTGCAATTAATTCTTTCTTGGTCATATTCTTTTTTGTTGCGCAGGGCTTTCGCCCTGCTGGTTATTATGCTATCTTTAGCTCTTTAAGTCTCATATCTACCAATGATTTCAGCTTGCGAGTATCAAATAGTGGACTTCTATACCCATCTTTGATAAGCTGTATCATTTCTTTATAACCAACCTTACATACAACCTCTGTCTTCATGCTGTTATCATAAATAGCAGAATTGCAAGCGGTTATTGTGAATGCCATTGTTTTGTAACCTTTATCCTTCTTCATGATAGATGCAAACAAATACATATATACAGCATTTTTCATGCTATTCAAGGCATCTTCTTGACTGGCATTTACCTTTCTACCACCTAAAAAGTCACCACATTCAATTTCTTGACCTTTTTTGATAATAGACAATGTACTGATGTACATTTTAATATCTGTTGCTTTCATATCTTCTATGTTTTAATTGTTAGTAATATTGGTTTCTTTTATATAGCTAAGATACTGATTATTAGCGATGTGTACAAATGTAACCATCTGATTAACAGTGAGTTAAACTTGATTTAACTTAAAGTTGGATATTGACATGTTCATTTCAGTCGCGCTTTGTATGAATACCGTCCAATGATATGTGCAATGCTTTTTCATATATCGACTTATCCCAATTAGAAAATAATCGTTAACTTTGTTCATACTTTTAAAATTATAGGTGCATGAAAAAAATTGTGACTTTATTTGCAACCGTGCTTCTGTTATATGGTTGTGGAAGTGTTCCTTTGACAGGCAGGAAACAGATGCTGCTTGTATCCGACTCCGAAGTGCTTTCATCAAGTCTGACCCAGTATTCGGAATATATCAAGTCGGCACCGATATCAAGTAACGCGACAAAGAAAGCGATGGTGACACGTGTCGGAAAGAAAATAGCCGCTGCCACGGAACAATACTTGGAAAATAATGGAATGTCCGGTGAGGTGAGGAACTTCTCATGGGAATTCAATCTGGTTAAGGATAATCAGGTGAACGCTTTCTGTATGCCGGGAGGCAAAATCGTTGTGTATGAGGGACTGATGAATCTGGTTTCCTCTGATGACGAACTGGCTGTAGTTATCGGACATGAAGTGGCGCACGCTGTGGCCAAGCATAGCAATGAGCGTATGAGTCAGCAGCTGGTTGCACAATACGGAGCGAAAATTTTGGGGGAGGCTCTCAGTGGAAAGTCCGCCGCCATACAGAAAGCCGGGAATATAGTCTATGGTCTTGGAGCACAATACGGTGTGATGCTTCCATTCTCACGCAAACATGAAACCGAGGCTGACTATATGGGGCTTATTCTTATGACGATGGCTGGTTATAATCCGAATGTGGCCGTCACATTCTGGCAGAAGATGTCGGCGGGCGGATCGGGTTCAGTGCCAGAGATCATGAGTACGCATCCGAGTGACGCAACACGTATTAGTGACATAAGGAAACATTTGCCGGAGATGAAGAAATATAAGTAAGCTTTAGAAAGTTACTGTAAAGTATTTGAAAAAACTTTAGAGAATGGTACAAAAAGGCGTGAAACCAAATGGAATCACGCCTAAATTATAATAAAACTCTTAAAAAGGTGTACATAATTACCAATCCTTAATTCTCTAACATCAATCATAATAACGCTGCAATCTTACGCACCTTATTAATTCTCTCCATAAACCTGTTGTCTTTTTTTGCCATTTGCAAATTATAAGATGTTTGCATTTTGAGCAAAGATTCCGCATCTAAATCTAACGCGGCTTCTAGGAGCATAGCATATTTTGTATTTAGTGAACGCTTTGCATTCAGAATTTCATTTAATACAGTATAAGACACACCCATCTCTTTAGCAAGTTTCTTTTGAGAAATACCCCTAAATTCAATTTCATCTTTTAATACTTCTCCCGGGTGTGTCGGTTCAAAAGGAATTAAGTTATTAGCTATCATTTTAGGGTCTACGCCATCTATTTTAATCATAACTTTCTATTTATAATGGTTAGACAATTCAATTATATTACAGATGGTAGTCACTACTTCACCTTGCATCTCTGTGGTTGTAAATTCAATACGATATTGATTGTTTACTCTAACAGAGCAAAAGTCCTTTTTGTCCCCTGATAATTTTTCAAAACTCAGCCCATTGTATTTACAAAGTGAAGTTACATCAGGGACACTGATTATTATATCTATACAACGTTTATATCTACGTACGATATCAGGTTGAAAACGATGCTTTTTATCATTCGCCTTTCCAAACTCATACAATTCTTTCAGATACTCTTTATCAAACGTTACTACCATCTCATTTGTTTCTTTAATGCAAAGATAGCATTTTAATTTTATTCATTCGCATTTTTGCGAATAATTTTCTTTAAAAAAAATTAGCGACAACTCCAAAGAATCACCACTAACTATTCTATTTTTCTTATCACAAAATTGTGAACTACCGCTAAAGTAAAGATTTAGGGGGCTTCAAATACGATTTTCAATAAGCCAAGAATGCTGGAAAGCCACGCAAATTTGGCATAAAGTCTGATTGGGAGCTTTCATAGAGCTATATTTCCCATTAAGTGCATTTCTTTTTAAGTATTTCAACACATTCTTTATCCCATCATCGAAACCATGCTTATACCCTTTAGCGTATTCTCCAATGTTATATACCGCCATTGCCAACATAAACAGGATAATACCTAAAGCCTTATGCCAGCTAGGCAACGAGATAGAAAACGGTTTAAATGTAATTGTTAGATCTCCGACCCATAATAGGGCGATAATACATATGATTGTAAATATAATTGTTTTCATAATCAATATTTTTTTTCGTTCAACTTAGGTCTTAATTCGTTATATCTTTGTTTCTGCTCAATATGCCATAGCAAATCTATGTCAAGATGTTTGGCTAGTGCAAAGATTGAAAATATCATCTCATTTACAATCGTAGAAAGATACTGGTAATCTACAATTGGTTTGATAAATATGGAATATATCGCTTCCGTGAAACTCAATTGGCTGTACATGCAGGCAATATCATCTATATATTCGGAGTTAATATCATTACTAGCAGATTCAAGGCTTATTCCTCGAAGTCCTGCAAGGTCAAGCAGACGTATAACCGCATCGCTTAGTTCGTCTGGAAGTGTATTTTTTACATTTTTTTCAAAGGAACACTTAAATCGCTTTTCTTCTTCCACTAATGCAGGATAGCGATTATAGTCCATTTCAAAACGTGATTTACATTTCTTTCCTAATCTTCCCTTTCTATCTGCTTCCACAGCTTCCATAAGATCGGAAATGATAAGGCAAAGGAAGTGTTCTTCACTAAATCTTTTATCGTGGAAACCATGCTCACAAGCTGTTTTGTAAGCTATATTCCGTAGTTCGTTCAAATTAATATTATTCATAAATTTACTCCCTATCTGTTAATCAATCAGTTCAAATTTATATACGAAAACATAAGGATTGGATTTCCATGTACCCTTGCCTGATACTTTATCTATGAGGGCTGCAAAGGCTTCACGGGGTGTATCAAATCCATCGTCTTTGTTTCCCTCAAATTCATAAAATATAGATGGTGGAAACTCATCATCACCCGAATCTTCATATACCCCTTCTTTCAAGCAATCTTCATCGCTAATGTCCTGTAAACGTTCAATCTTGAGATTGGTAATTCGGATATGATGTATCATGAGGTCAGCGCGGACAAACATCTTATTTTTAAATCCTGCCCCACAATACTTTTTGTTAATTGTTGATGAATCTACAAAGAAGTCATTAGGGCAATTCCCCGCATGAAATATGGTTTCATAGCTTTGCGCAATGGCAACAACTTCACCAACCTTATATCTAGACAAATGAATTTTATCTTTACAATATGTAAATGGAACAATTCGTCTAGTTATTGTCTTACGACCATCCAACACCGCTTGTGTTAATCCAAATTTATCATTGAAAGATATCTTTTTCATATTTATATCAATTTTAATGCTTCCTGTAAACCTGATTCAAGTGCTTCCTCGTAGGTATTATAACGGATAATAGGTCTGTCAGACAATCCTACTAAATCATGGTTAGGAATTGTTAGTATATCATATATCCAATAATTTCCATACATATAGGATATTTCGATATGCAGGTTCTTGGTTTCACGTATCCACTTCTGGGCAGCGGATTGCAGAGGAAATTCTATATCTGCAAACATACCTTTCTCTTTAAGCAGTTTAGCAGTTTCTAATGTTACAAGTTCTTCGGTCATAATTTTATTCTCCTTTTAGTTCATTAATTAAAGCGCCAGCACAAGCAATTGCAAACCGGGCAATGCCTTTAGGTATTGTATGTTTTTCTTCCTTCTTGTAATTTGCTTCCGAACAAGCGTAATCAACTTCTGCATCGTCACTTAAAATACCTTGCATGGCAGCTTTCGCTAGTTCATATCGCCTCTGTTCCCAGTCGATAGCTGAAAAATCAAGTTCACATTCCTTGAAAACCATATTACCACACACATATAAATAATCTTTGCTATGTTGAGAGTTGATGTTTAATTGGGGAGTTACATCTACCAAAACTCCTGTTGATTTTATTCTTGCTTTCATCGTTTAATCATTTATTTTAACATAACGCTTAGTAATAGTACCGAATGAATGATACCGATGCCAAACTATATTTCCACGCTGAATTTCAGTAAGCCAATCACAAGCTTTAAAAACTTGTCCTACATTGTATAGGAATGGTCTTTTTTGAATTTTTCTTTTTATTCTTGCTTTCATTATTCCTCCTTTGTTTTAAAATGTTCAATCAGTTCGTCTACGGTAGCCTTGTGATAATATGATAAGTTAAAATCATTAGGCACTCCATAGAAATCCATTCCAAATAAACCTCCATCAGAGCCATCCCAGTATATACCCCAATCGCCCTTACCATTAGTGAATAATTGATTGTTGTCTGTATCATCCCTTAATGAAGCTATAGCCAAGAAAAGTTCTTCGTTGGTTCCGCAATCAATAAATTTCCCACATAAAGCACTATGTTTGTCAAAAGGAACGTCAAAAGAATCCGCAATCACATAAACAGGAGTATCAAATCCTTTCATTGGATATTGATAAGCCCATATTATACTACAATTATTTGTCCATTCAGGAGAGTCGTTGAAATACCCCAACTCTTCCAGCCCTCTCCGAAGTTCCTGTGTATTTTTGCGTATAAAACACGGTGTTGTAAATCCCATAGTTACTTCTCCTTTTCAACTTTAACATATCCGTTTTCAATACACCAGCACAACATATTGTAGGCTGCATCGATGAGTTCTTTACTTTCTGTAATCTTTATCATAGACCTAGTATAAGATTCCATATACAAGCACGTATAGCTATCTGCAAGTTTCTGGATGGTCAGCACTTCTTTGCCAATAAAACAAGGTAACTTGTCGAGAATATCCTGCAAGGTGTAGATATGGTATAATCCAAGTTCTTGTAAATGTTTCATTTGCTCGAATGACAATACCTGTTTCATTCCTTTTCCTCCTTATCTATCTTAATATCTGTTACTTTGCCACGACTGACAAAACACTGGTCCATGTTTGGGTTTTCATAAGCTATATTGCAAATGATTTCTGAACTATCATCGCACTCATTTTGTAATGAGCACTCATCACATATTCCAACGCACAATTCATGCAGCATCCCGTCTATTATTATTCCGCTATTTACTTCCATAATTAATCTCCTTTCTCTTTAATTCTTTCCAGTACATCCCTGTTGGCTTCGAGTATATCATCAAAAGAGGGGATAGGAAACCATGCCAGCACGATACTATTTCCAAAAATCCATCTATTATCTTTATCAAAAGCATTTGTTTTATAAAACCTTTCAATTAGAATGCGTGATACACCACAACACATTGTCAAAACGAAAACTTTTTGTCCTTCTTCCGGCAACCGTTCATTAACGCTTATCCACGGTGATTGCTTGGATTGCCATTCGGCACCAGCAATAAAGTCAACAATGCAGTACGGTTCACAATAACGCCGCCTGTTTCTGCAATCATTGGAATATCTCCTTGCTGCTTCTTCCACTGTCTGTTTCATATCTTTTTTCATAATTCGTCAAACTCTTTTTGTAATTCTTTTATCTTACTATCCAAAGCATACATATAGCACTGAAGGAAATTCTTACCAAAAATTTCTTCCTTTAATGGTACATCATTGTGCATTCTGTTGTATGTAAATATCAATCCACCACCATATTTTATGTTAGAATTTTCAAGTGCCATCTTATGATCTTTGTATTCCTCTATTTTATTGTTGATTTCTATTGCTTTGTTGAATTTATCTTTATCCATATTTCTCCTTTCCATCTATCCTAGCAGCATATACATTGCTATTAGGAATAGATAATAAATTGTTGTTTTACTCATTTCTTTCTTTTGTTATTACATATTGCAATCTCCACACATATCCACAAGGGAATCAAATTCTTCTCGTGAGTATTCAAATCCATTGATTACGATTACCTCGTTACCATTTTGGTCAAAATAAACTCCATCATTCATTTCTATATCGATTTACACTAATTCAATTATAGCCTTCTTTAAATTAACAAATAAAGGTATTGCTGACATGCCCCCATTGTAATCCAACTGTCTTAAAAAGGGGACAACCTCTCCGTTATCATCAATCTCATAATCTGAAATATAGGCTAACTTCTTCGCTTCGGGAACCAATATCCTTTCATTGTTCCAAAAAGTATATCTTTCATGAGCAAGGACCGTTATACAGACCTTACTTCCAATAGGATATTTTTGGTTGGATTCAATGTAATCCTTTTCCAACTGAATTTTCTGATTCTTCAATTCCCTTATTTTTGAATCAATATCATTTTTCTTTGTCTGAAATTCTTCTTTGTTCATTTTTAATTCTTTATGTACTTTTACACATTGAACAAAATCGAAACCTTTTGCAATCCACAGCATTAATATGATATCTATCTGCACATGAAGCAAATAAAATACAGTTATGACAATCTCTTTTAAATTTTTTCTTTTTCTTTACTTTAGGATATTTCATTTTTCACTCCTTTCTTTCTTGTTATTAATCATTGTAATACTGGGGATAACACCCTTTTATTATTTCTTCTGCATCCTTTTGATGTTGAGTACCTTTTGCCAAAAGTTCAACAGTTGCCGCCAAAATGGAGATTTTGTTAGAATTGAGCCGATAAGCATCACCGACCAATTCTGACATTGCATAACGTTTATCGGACAATCCTTTTAGCTTAATCTTATTCATTTCTGTTCCTGTTATTACATATTGCAATCTCCACACATATCCACAAGGGAATCAAATTCTTCGCGTGAGTATTCAAATCCATTGATTACGATTACCTCGCTACCATTTTGGTCAAAATAAACTCCATCATTCATTTCTATATCGTTTTGAGCTTTTCAGACTACATCATTAATACTAATTTCTCCTTTCAATACTCGTTCTACCTGCCGGTCAAGTAATTCTTGAAATTCTATTTGGCATATAAGAGAGCAATCCGGTATAATCTCTTCTACTGGGTCTCCCCGCCACGTTGGTAGTTCATCCAAGAAGATGCGACCGCCTTTATCTTTCAGACACGTTGCACCTACTTCTCGTTCAATCTCAGCCATTCGAGCAAATACTTCCGGAAAGTCCTTCCGTATCTTATTCCAATAGCCCATGCCACCTTTCACACAACCGATACAATTATTGTTATTATAGCCCATCTTGTACATAGCTGGGATTTCAATGCCGGCTTTCCAAAGCATTCCCATCGCATCCGGCTTCGTAATCTGCTTTTCAATTAGCGGAAACAGGGGCTTTGTGTTTGGGTACTGCTGTTTTAATCGGATGGCTCGGTTTATCTCTTTAGGGTCGTAATCAAAGCCCCAAACTTGACCGTCCCAAGAACCAAGTTCCTTCTCCAGCTTGTAACGGACTTGTTTCTTTAGTTCGAATGTGCAAGCTGCACCAGTAGGACCATTAATAAATCTTTTCTTAGCCAACACATCCTCTACGTTAAGATACTTATCGCTTCTGATAGTATGTATCGGACTATTATACCATCTTTCGCAATCAGATAGAAACCGGATATTATCTGGATGCCCAGAACCTGTTTCGATGTAGTAAATCTGCACATCATCATACAGACTTAGTGCTATCTTACAAGCTACTGCGGATGTTACACCGCAAGAAAACCATGCTATTATCATTTGATTCCTTTCTATATCGTTATGAAGGTTTATTAATTACCAAGTCGCACTCAGGTGCCCATCCTAAAGATTTCGCACCATCCCATACATTGTATAACCATTCATCCACATATCCCTTTTGTGGATTAAAATTAGAATGATGGAGGTTAATTATCTCAACCTCTTTGCCAATCTTAGATTTATCTGGATGATTGGCTATTTTTACTTTTTCTCCAATCCTAAATTTAGCTTCCATTACTTCCGTTTTTTAGTTGGTATATAAATTGGGGATGCTTTCCCTTTATTGTTTTTGTTTATGCCATTCATTTGTTCAACCATCTTTTGATTGAAGATGGTTGAACCAGCAAGACCTTTGATATTCTTTCCCATATTAGTTCCTTTCGGTTTAGTTATTAGTTAATTGGCAGTTTCATAAAGCACATCCATATTGTCTTACTCTGTCTTCCGGTAGTATGTCCGAAAAGAGGTTTGAACGGGATAACAGACAAAACTTCCGCAGCTTTTATCTCACTCTCGTTCCATTTGAATACAAGAGTGCCGTAAGGCTTCAAGACGCGCATACACTCAGTAAATCCATCGTGTATGAGTGACTGCCAGTCTTTCGGCAGTTTTCCGTACTTTTTAGCCATCCATGAGGTTGCACCAAGTGTTTTCAGGTGCGGTGGGTCGAACACCACCATGTAGAAAGAATTGTCTTCAAATGGAAGGTTGGTGAAATCGGCTATTACATCCGGCTTTATTTCTATGATTCTTGTCTTACCCCTGTCCTTGGCCGTAAGTGTTTCCGAACGTTTGTCAACAAATAAGGCAAGAGGATTATATTTGTTAAACCAAAACATTCTACTGCCACAACAGGCATCTAATATAAGTTTTCCATTTTCCATTAAGCTATTTCTTTTGATTTCTTCAATCTCAACTTTCTCAATACTTTGCAAAGTGCTTCAGTATTTTTTCTCGCTTGTGTAACCTCCACCGCATTCCCGATAAATTTCTTTTGGTCAGCTTGTGTGCCTATTAAAACATAATCTTCAGGGAATCCCATAATCTTTTTGAGTTCCGGAATGCGAAGCATCCGCATTTTAATATCCACTATGCCATACAGTGCCATGAACTCCTTTATTTTCACGGTCATAGGACTATCATTATCGTAGATTTCAATCGCTAGCCGTCCACTTTCCGTTGCTACTAGATAGGGCGGCATCTTATCCATGCGGGCTATCAATGTGAAGCAAGGGCTATCAACAGAGCCGCCAGCACTGTTGAACTGTGGATTCATCAGATAGTGCCATTTCCTGTTTGCGGTAATGGTCTGGGAGGGTTCCTCTATACTGCTACCTACATTTGAGAATGCAGTATTCATTATCCACGGCTGGCATGTTACCAAGTTTTGTTTCGGTGTTGTGGTAACAGCGGGGCATGGCGAGTTTATATCAGACACCTGACCACCTCCAGAATATTGATTCATAAAAAATGGAGATACAAGGGAAAGTCTGTCTTTAGTCAGAAGTGTAGGACAAGGCTGATTAATATCCTTTCCTGTATCCTTAAAGTTATAAGAACACATAAATCGGCTTTCAATTAAAGCCATCCTGTCCTTCGTTGTGACCGTTGGAGCTGGAAGGTCTACCGAATGATTATGTCCATTTCCATAATAAGCAGAGACAAAAACATGGTGGTCTTTGCAGGTGATTGCACCTGCCGGTTCTTCTACGGACACATTCTTGCTTTCGGGATGTCCGCTGAACTGTTTGGAGAGGAAACTTACCTGTACCTTTGCAAAGCGGTTTTCAGTAGTCAACACTCCGCATGGTTCATCAACTGATTTGCATGTGTCTTGAGAGCGAACCGTATTGTAACGGGAAAGGAAAGCATCCTTTCCTCCGGCTACAAACTTGATAAGTCCAGCATAGATACGTTCAAGCGTTTTCTCTGCAAGAGGCTTTTCCCTGAAGATGGTAGTTCCTTCATCAGAGAAATCAAGCACATCTTTTACCGGCTTCCACTTCTCCAGCCGCGAGAACATATCTTGCCTACCACCTTTACAGTGGGTCGGTTCTGGGAATACTATCGGCAAGTTCTTTTTAGCAAAGATGCCGAAGAAGCGTTTTCTTGTGGTGTAGGCACCGAAGTCGGCAGCATTTAAGATGCGGTGCTCAAAGTTGTAACCGTACTTCTTGACATTGCGCACCCACTTTTGATAAAGCCGGCCTTTGTCCATGCTGATAGGTTTCCCATTCTCATCCATATCTCCCCATGACATAAACTCTTCTACATTTTCAATCTGAATGTAGTCAGGGTCTATAACATCAATATAACGGAAGAGATGTTCTGCCAACGTTCGGCTGTCGGCATCTCTCGGCTGACCGCCTTTGGCTTTCGAGAAGTTAGTACACTCCAAAGAGGCATGAAGCATTATCATGGCATCAGGGTATAGCTGGCGGATACGTTCTACAATAGTGCTTATCGGGGAAAGTTCCAGTGTACGGATATCCTCAATAAAGTGAAGTGCATCAGGGATATTGGCATCATGTGAAAGGATGGCATTCTTGTCATGGTTCACACAGCAAACAACCTTTCCACATCTATTTCCATCCAATCGTGCTTCTTCCACACCTTCGGATAAGCCACCGGCGCCACAAAAGAGATCAATAACAAATAGTTCTATATCGGACAGACCTTCAATGGATTTTAAGATATTTTTCTGCGATTTCATAACTTCTCCTTTTTAAACAGGTGGCTGAACGCATTATCCAAATCCAAGTCCAGATTCAGTTTGGACGGGAAAGATTTAATGTATTCGTACATCTTATAAGCGAGGTTGTCATCATCACCGCATCTGTCAATCAGTGTGAGCAACATGGCGTTCACCATGTCAGAATCATTGCCGAAGTTTTCCTGAGTGGATTCGCTGCAATGATTCACATCACTTTTCAATCTCTTTATCGCGGCTATGGCTGTGTTGAAGTTTCTTTTTGAATCGTGCCGCAATTCAAAGCCTTCCTTCTTGTATTGCTGCTGCATTTCTAGAAGGTTGGTTTCTAAAACGTCCGTGAGGACAAATACGATGTTGGTCAGTGTGTTCAATTGAGTTGTTTCTTGCATAATAATAAATTTTATTTGACTTTCAAATAAAAATAAAGTCAGATTATCCGCAGAATAGGGGAGAAGTTGTAAAATGTGAACTTCCCCAAGATGTCATACGGTGTATTTTTTCAAAGTGTCCATGATATTGTCTATCGGCAGGGATACGGATGTTTTTCCCTTATCTTCATAGCAGGCAATATGTCTGTATGCCTCAGGGAAATTCTCTTTGATTCTTTTGAATGTCCGTAATGTCAGAAGTGACGCAACGACTGATTCATATACCTTGGTCTTCTCATCCTTTACCGCACTGATCTCGATTTCCAGTTTGTCTATCTTTTCAATAACTTCCCTGTCCGCCTCAATGTGAGGATAGTAAGCGTTTGCGCTGGGAAATCCTTTCAGTCCGGCAACACGTTTTTCATAGGAACCGTTAAACAGTGTGATGCTATATGCAACAGAGAAATAAGACCGAAACTTTTGAAAACAGTCGGTGATTTCCTGTGGAATGGATTTTCGGATCACCTCTTCCGTAATCCTGACCTGTTCATCATGCAACAGGTTGATTTTCTTTTCTAACGGCTCTACCATTTTATTGGCAACTTCTTCCGCCAAAACTTTCGTAATGTTCATTGCTCTTGGTTTTTATTAATTCTTTTATGTATGTAAAGATAACTTTTATTTATTTGTTTCTCAAATAATATAATCTTAAAAACGCATCTGCTTAACTTAATATAACTGTCATCTCCTGCGGCTGTTTCCGAGCAGGGGAATGACATTAAAACTCTTGAACCTGTCAATCAGACGTCCTTCAAACCGTTTCCTGAAATCACCGATGTTCAGATTGCTGGTGATATGGTATTTCTTCCCGAACTGCTGGTAAATCTCATAACGCGCATAGAGAAACTCGTCTATCACGCTGTCAAGACTGGTACCGTAGCTCTTCTGATTCTCGGTTTCCAGACCTATGTCATTCAGACAGATATTGAACGGGGCGGGATTGAATCCTTTTGACTGCCCCTCGTTGTAGGAATACAGGTCTATGTGTCCGTTCATCTTGTAGTAGTTCATCATCTGGGTGACGGAGAGGTTTTCAAACTGACTGGGATTCCGTGTCAGACGCAGATAATCGGCGAAAATCTGCATGATCATTGTTTTTCCAGTGCCGGGTGCCCCGACAATCAGCAGGTTCTTGTGAATCTTGTAATCCTCATCGGGAAACACTTTCTCGGCCAGTCTGCATCCGTTGAAGTAATACAGCAGGAAAGACAATATCTTCGAGTTGTTCTCGTCAACCTCGAACTCCCTGAATTCACGTCCAGTATAATCATTGCCCAGTTGCCTGACAAGATCACGATGGGCGTAATATTCGGCTGGATTCGTCAGGTCATATTCAAAATCTTGCAGAATAGTCTTTTTGTGACGCTCCACCAGATTGTATATCTGTTCCTGTTTCAGTTTCGCCGCAAATGACTTTTCCTGTCGGATCTGTTGTAGCTCTGCTGAAAGTTTTTGTTCTTGCTCTGTCATCTTTCTGTTTTTTAAGTTCCGTTATCAACCAGTTTGAGAAATGGCGTTTTGCATCTGAAACAGACTTGTGTATAACGCCTTCCCCCTTTAGCTTCCAATAGTACAGGTCAACGTATTTGTCTTTGCATTCATCCAAAGTGAAGTTCCTGAATCCGTTCCTGTATGCCCGTTCCCAAGCATCCCTCAGCCATCCTTCCTCAGACTTTAGGTCCGCGAAGCATTTGTCTAAATCCATATCGAATGTTTCTGATGAAATATCGCCCAGGTTTTCACGCGTATGCGCGCTAGAGAGAGAGTTATTATTATCATTTACATTATCATTATCGGCTTTTTTGGGTTCTGAAAAACCCACTGGGTTATTTGGGTTTATTTGGGTTGTTCCAATATCATCCGAATTATCATTCTTCGCTCTCTTCGGAGCACCCCCTTTGCTTCCATTACTACGGTTTCTCTCGACAATGCCATGGTATTTGTTTTCATCTATTTCAAATTGATTCTTGAAGAACTCAAATGCTATTTCAATGTCCTCCTCTACCGTAATAATCTCGCCAAGTTGATACTTGAATATAGCTCGGAATAATCTTCCAAGTTGCTTGTCCGATAACTTCGATATAGGCTTGTAAAACGATTTATATATCAAAAAACTTTCTTTTCCCATTTCATTTGTTCTTTATGTAGTCCTATATGACATTTCTCGACACAATGTAATGCCATTATCTATATCGAATCTCAATTCGGGATATAAAGAAAATGGTTTGATATGGTGTGCATTTAACTCCACGTTACGTTTTTTACAACGGCAACATGTAAAGTTGTCTCTTTCCAAGACTGAATTTCGCCAATTTCTATAGCCGCTTGAATTCCTGCATCTGTGGTTACCATCAGTAATTCCACATTTCCAGTTCCAGTGGTTTTCTCCGCTTGGAGGTTCATGTAGCAAATTCTCATCTATCTGTTTCTTTATAAAAGAGAATGCCATTTTAGCCAACGGTTTCTGCTCCGACAGTGTCCCCGATGCGACGTACTTGATAATTGCATCGTACACTTCAAGTCTGACCTCCTCAGGATATTCCATCAGCACTTCCTGCCATTCTATATAGAAGACAAATGATTTCCTTTTTGTATCCTTTTTCATCATGTCTATTGTTTGATAATCAGTTTGTTATATATATTGTAAAGTTAACTTTTTGTTATGGGATTACAATAAATATATTTCTGAATATCAATAATTTAAACGTTATTTATCAGTAGCCTTTCCTTTGCAGTGCCATATCCTGTTTGGCAAAGGATATCTGGGTCCTGATATTGTCTCCGGCATGGACGAGGGTACGGTTTATACGGTCCAGCCATGTCACAATCTGATTGGCGGTCACACTTTGCGCGGCAACAAATTTCATGGCGACAGTCGCGGGAACACGTGAGATGAATTCCATGTGGCTGGCATATACATTCGCTGTCACCTGATCCTGATATGCCTTGGCGTCAGCAAGCAGCTTGCCAGAGCGTGCGAGATAGACGTTTATATCAGTGAGGCGGTCTATAAGCTCCTTTGGATTGTCACTTGCGGTTATCTCCAAAAAGGACTGCATTTCTTCTATCTCCTTTATGACAGGAGGCAGGGGGCATCCGTTAATGAGGCAGTTGCCGGTCCCATCGTTTTTAGGACAATATTTACAGTTTATCTCCATACTTGCAATTCAATTTATGGTTTATAGTTTTTCTGTTTGTCATACGTCATTCAAATAATCAATTGTCACTTTCATAAACTCATCCAATGATTTACAGACAACGTATTTCGCTCCGTTGGCTTCCGCGTCCTTCTGCCATTCCTTTTGTGCAGGAGACTGGCGGCCTCCCGGCTTTTTCATCTCAATGCAAAGTCCTCCATAGAAGCGGTTGCTCTTCAGCAGTATCAAATCTGACACTCCGCTGGTCGCACCTTCCTCCTTCAGTCTCGCTCCGGTGATGGCATCACGTCTGCCACCATTGGGAACAGCAAAAAGCACGTTTTTAAGTTTCGGATATTTTAAACGGAACCAGCGGACACAAGCGGACTGTATGCGGTGCTCGTCATTCTTCGGCTTCCCGCGCATTTTGTACGACTGCGCTTTTTTAATCATCTCCTCGTATGTCATCGTCTTTTTCCTTATGTGGGGTTACTACTGTGTCCTTGCCGGTCTTGTCGACAACAACCTGCTTTCCTGCTACTGTTATGGTTGTCCTGCAACCATCCGGTAGGGACTGGATAAAATTGCGTACTACAGGAGAATCAGCACCTTCCGATATCTGAGTGTTGGATATCGGAACTTCCTTAGCTTCATACGGATATACATCCATGATGGCGGTTTCTGCTACGGATGCGATCTGATAGTCTGCCATTGTACCTTTCATTCCTTCGTCCAGTTTCTTTACAGCATCGCGAAGATCGGAAGCCTGTACCAATACGGTAGTGGAGGTCTTTTTCTCCGCTCCGCTTTTTTCGTCCAGCGTGATGAAGAACAGCTTGCACTTAAACCAGCGGTCGGCTGCATCTTCTTCAGAGGGGAACAGTTCGCTGTAGTTGGCGCGTTTGATGTCTGAAACAGTGAACTCACCGCTGATATACGGAGTGATTTCTTCAATGATACGGGCTTCTGCTTCAGTAAAGCTCAACGCGTCAACCAGATAGGGTTCAGTTACTTTTTTGTTCATGCCGTTTTCCATTACCTTTTCGTAACGGATTTTGCATTCAAACCAAGTATGCATCATAATTAATTCTTTTAAAGTCGTTTGATATTCAACGTTTATTCATTTATAGTGGGAGGTGCAGGATTCGAACCTGCATGAGTGGTGTTTTTGCAGTTCACTGATTTCAAGTCAGCTCCCCTAAGATGTCTCGTAGGTTGCCGGCTTGGATATTAACGGTTATCCTAGAATTTTGCACCTTACATCTTGATTAGCGTCTGCCATTTCCGCCAACCTCCCGTTTGCCTCCCTATCTTCACAGACCGGGAAGGCAAGGTTAACAAAGTTATTTCTGTACTCTGATCAAATAACAGATTTTATCCTACCTAAATTAGAAACCATATACCTGTTTTCTAACCCTTTTACCGGTTTCCATTCTTCAATCATTTTTCAAGTTTTATAATTTCCGGGAAAGTTCTATATATGCTACTTTTCCCATCCCATTTGTCAATGAACTGTTTGTAAAGAATTTCTTTGGTAAGACCTTTTGACTGGATAAGAGCCTGTTCGGTTTTTAACTGTTCCAGTTCGTTGCGTTTCTTCTGTTCCTCAATCTGTTGGTCCAGTACGGATATATTGGTGTTCACTTCATTCCGGCTGTCAATCTTCTCACGGACCTTTTCGGAGAACTCCAGTTGTGCGGAGAATGTGAGCAGTTGCAGACCTCTTTTTTCAAACTCCATGTCAACTATCTGTTCCAACCGTTTCTCAAATACCAACGAGCCTCCGTCAGCCATCAGGCTATCGGTCTTATGCTTCCGACTTTCTTCCTTTATCAAATCATATATACGTGGTTCCAAGATGTTATCTTCCAACGAAGACATAAAGTCACTTCCACGGCCAATATGCTTGTTGTCAAAGACAACATCAATGGCGCGGTTCTTGATAACTTTATAGCTGTATGTAGGACACGCCTTGAACTCCGTGTTGTCGGCAGCTTTCAGTGTGACAGCTTCAGCGAATTCTCCACGTTGATCGAATAGCGGAACCTGAAAAAGCTCTGTGCCCAATTCCCATGTGGACACTTTGCCGGAAACAATCTTGAAATCCTCCTTTCCCTGCTTGCCGTAATTCTCCATAAGGACACCTGCATAATTAGGGGCTACTCTCTCACAGGAGACAAACATTACCAAGGTCATACATACCATCGTTAACTTAATCAGTCTTTTCATCTTTCAATGTTTTAATCAGTTTGTAAATAAAGAAAATTATTGTGGCTGATATTATTGTTACGCCCAGCCATGCGTGTAAGTGATTGAATATCCTATTCCCGACAACAATTCCTATTATCAGAAACAGGATTAAATAAATATACTTTTTCATACCACTCTCAGTCAAAATTAAAGTTGTCCTCACCGTCCGGCTCTTCATCCGGAATGTCATACCCAAAGTCCATCGGGATGAACCAGTCTGAAATATAGTCTTGCATGATTTAATCCTCCTGCTCTTTTATAATTCTACTAATCAATTCTTTTTTCCATCCTTGAATAAATCCATTCTCGTCAATATTCATAATGATGTAGTCGCCATATCCTTCACCTGACGGATACATAATCTTGGGTACATAGCCGTCATAAGAGGTGATAACATTTTTGTTTCCATCAAGAATATCACAATAAAAATCATCGCACACTTTATAATGAACACGGGCGGTTGTTCCTTGGGACCAGTTGACAATCTTTCCTATTTCAATATCTATCAGTGGTTGCCAACGCCAGTTATTACCACGCAGCACCATGTGTTGTTCTCCCATATATTCGGCACAAGGCATTTGGGGGCTTCCGTCCGTTTCTTCACAATCGGTATCCTCCATACCGTTGATGTATCCGTCATTCCAATAGCGTACACCTGCATCCACTTCTAAGTAGACCGCTTCAAATTCTGTTGGTTTGTTGATTGTAATTTTCATTGTTCTATTTTCTTTTGAATTTTCTTTATCATGTTTCTGAATTGCCTTGCCTTATCTGCTTCACAAGGTTTGGTAGCGGTTT